CCCCTGAATGCCGACAGTGCCTTGAGCACCAGTATGCCCTTGCATACCATCAGTTCCCTGAGCGCCTGCCATTCCTTGGGCGCCAGTAATTCCCTGTGTGCCTTGAGGACCCTGCAGTCCTTGAATACCCTGAATACCTGAAGCATAAGTAAGAGATATCCAGTTAGAAGAACCGTTACCAACCTTAAACTTACCTGTATCTGTTTCTAGGCCAAGCTCACCGCTAGCTAAAGTAGGATTTGCAGAAGTCCAGTTGGCAGCTGTGTCGCGGCGAAGCTGAATTTGAATAGCCATTAGGTTATTTTATCCTCATCCCGTCGCTGTGCCAGCATTAATAGAAGTAATGCCGCCGTAGTTAGAGGTAGCATTTCCCCCATCAAGGTCAGCTAAAGTTGTACTTGATTGTGCAGTCCAGTTAGTTCCATCAAATGTCTTAATAGCATTTAATGTTGTGCTGTAGTAAGCGTCTCCAGCTTCAGTACCAGCAGGGTCACTAGCTAAAGCTAGCAACCCTATAGGTACAACAAACTTACGAGACATTACTCGCTCCTAGATTAAGCGTGTACTACAACGCGATAAGCGTTTGAAGACGGCGCAACTGCAAAGCTAATTGTTACCGTGTTAGAGGTGGCATAAACCACATCTGTAACAACTTCAGCGTTTGTAGAGGCATCATACACAATAGCGATAGCGCTCTGTGTTCCTAGGTTATGTGTAACGGTATAGCTTGTGCTTGAGCCGTCACCAATAAGAGTTGTGTACTTTTCTACAACCTTGCTGGTGTCTACTACAAGTTGTGAGCCAGAAACTGTAAGGCCAGAACCGTAGTTAGCTGAGATTGCGCCACCAGAGATGGTGATTCCGTTACCAGCTGTGTACTCTCCAGCAGCAGAGAACTGTGTCCAGGTAGAAGCTCCACCTGAGTAAGCGGTGATAATCCAACCTTGTGCGGCGTTGGTGCCTTCTTCTACGAATACGAACGAGCCTTCTTTAAGGTTCGTGTCTTCTGCGTTAGTAGACGCAACAAGTAAGCTAGATGTAGAGTTATAGATATAGATACCGTTTTGAGTAGCGGTAGTCTGGTTCTTAACCAACACGCGGTCGTTGTTAGCAAGGGTTACGCCGTTAAGAGTTGTAAGAGTAGAGGCTAAGTTAAGGTTAGTGTTGGTATCTGTGCGAACAGACTCAAGTACTGAAAGCCCCTCTGCTGTTGCATCAACATACGCCTTAGTAGCGATAACGGAGGTGTTGACAGAAAGAACACCAGAGCCGTTAATATTAAGGCTGCTATCAGTTGAAAGGATTCCAGCGTTAGTTCCTTGGATACCTTGTAGGCCCTGGATTCCCTGTGTACCTTGAGTACCCTGAGTACCTTGAGCACCAGTGATGCCTTGAATACCCTGTGTTCCTTGGGAACCAGTGATGCCTTGAATGCCTTGGGTGCCTTGGGTTCCTTGTGAACCAGTTAGGCCTTGGACACCTTGCGTGCCTTGGGTACCCTGAGTACCTTGCGTTCCCTGAGTTCCTTGAACTCCTTGGATACCTTGAGTACCCTGAATGCCTTGTGTGCCTTGCACACCTTGAGTACCTTGTGTTCCTTGAAGTCCTTGTGTGCCTTGAACTCCTTGCGTACCTTGCACGCCCTGAGTTCCTTGCGTACCTTGAGCACCATTTGCACCAATAGATGCGTTAAGCCATTCGGTACCATCCCATGTGCGAAGATATCCAAGTGTTGTATCAAAGTAGATTTGACCTTTGACTGGGCTTGAAGGAGCAGTTGCCAAGTTTTGAATAGCGGCATTCTGGAGCTCAAGCTGGCTCAGGTTTATTGGGGTTAAGTACTTACGTGCCATTAAACTATCTCCTTAAGATAGGTATGCGTCTCCGCTAAAAGCTGCTGAAAATGTGACCGTAAGTTGATTCGTATTAGTGTACGTGATTTCGCCTTCAACTATGGTACCAGCAGAATCTTGAACTGTAACGTTAGGGTTATACCCTAAATTGTGGATTATTGTCCAGCTAGATGATGAGGTGGCTTGGTGATACTGGTAAGACAGGTTGCCAGCAACCCCAGAGGTTCCCTGAAGGCCTTGAGGGCCTTGAAGTCCGAGTGGTCCCTGTACGCCTTGTAGGCCTCGGGCTCCACCCTGCTCGGGGGTGACGTGAACAACAATCGGGGTTTGTGGGGTTACCGTAACCCCGCATACGCAGGGGTGGCAGTTACAAGATGAACAGTTAGTAGTCAAGGTCTACCAACTTCCGTCCATCGCTCCAGATGAGTCTGTGACTCCTTGGGTCGTAAACACTTGACCCTTAATGTAGGTCTGAGCATAGGTTGAGTCAGTAGTGCTGGTAGCTCGAAGGTCCCAGAATCCACGTGGTGGAAGATAAGCTGTGTCAGCAACTTCAAGTGATAGTTGGATAGTACTCAAACTACTAGATGCAGAGACGACGGTAACTTCAAAGTTAGCGTAAATAGAAGGTGCGTTTGGATATGTGCGAATCTGTGCCGCAAACTCCAAGCCCGTGATATCAAAGGGGAAGTCAAATGTAGCTGAGTAGCTGTTGCCCTGATAGAGGACAATGTCGTAGGTCTGAGCATACGACGGAAATGTGTTGCGACCAGTAAGGTCGTTTTGAATATAGACGCGCTCTGGGATACGAGAATCGTCCACCTCTTGGCCCATGTAGATTGGCACGTACTTGTTGGTAGTACGGGATGTACGGATGAGTGTGCCCATCTCAATTCGCCAAAGGCCGATGTTAAGTTGCGAGCAAAGCATACGATATTGGTTCCAACGCTCAGCAATGATTTCAGTAATCTGGCGATAGCGCTGTGCACGTGGGATGGTTACGCCGTCTGGGGCAGAAATATCAATATCAAAAGAAGCGTCAGTAGCCAGCGCCCACAGGCCTTCGATAGAGGCAAGGATGGCAACTGGGTATTCTTCTACAGCTGAAATGCTGGCAAGAGTTACGGCAGAGCCAAAAGAATCTGTGCGGTTGTATGTGTGCTGGTTCACAGCGTCGTTAATGAACTCAGTAAGTTCAGAATCTAGGAAGTAGCGGTCAACCATGCCTGTGACCACAATAGCTGCGCTAGTGGCTGGAGCGGTGACAAAGGTAAGGATGCCTGTGCTCTGCTCAATTGTGTAGCCAGATGGGTAGGCTATAGGAGAACCTGCGACAGTAACAAGAAGGTTAGTAAGTTCAACAGGCTTATAGTCAGTCTCAAATACTTTAGTTGCGCCGTCGCCTGTGGCATTAAAGGTGAATTGCTTCTGAGCGTCACCTAGCTCTAGTCGAACTCTAGAGAGCAAATCAGACAGAACAGCCACATGAACTCCCTACATAAGACGCCTACACAATGATGGCGTTAATCCTTTAAAAAATCAGCGCAAACGAAAAAGCGGACTCCGCAGAGCCCGCTCAATCGCCTAAGGTTTGCCTTAGATAACGCCTGCTAGATAACCTTTTTCTTTAAGGTGCTCTGCAACATGCTTGGTAACCTTGTACTTCTGTCCAGCCTTGAAGCTATAGTTGTTACCCTTACCAAGAGTCATATTCTCAATGTTCTCTACGGTGCGGATTTCAACCATCTCATCATCAGCCTTACCGACTGTGGTTACATTGTCGACAATTACTGTTGGGCGGTTAGGGACAGTAGCATCGATTACTTCATCAAGTTGGGCGCTTGCCTTGGCTGTGGCCAATGACATTTCGCCAGCGCGTTGATTCTGCTCTTCGGCAAACTGTTCAGCGAGAGCTTCTCTCGTACGTCCAGTTACATCTGTGGGCTTTGCTTTTGCCATAATAGTGTTCTCCAATTTAATGACTCGGTTAGATAAGGCGGGGACCTAAGCCCCCGCCCTTTAAGCTATTTAGTTTTTGATTAGTTTGTTTCCGCAAGTACTACGCTTTGGTCAGTAATCAATCCAAGACCGAAGATTGAGTACCAAGCAAGCGCGTGCTCACGACCGAAGTCCAAGATACCGCCATCGCGGAGTTCGACTGGGAGTGAGATTGCGTGACCGAATGCGTTATCTCCAATGAAGATAGCTGAATAGCGGTCAGAACCACCGTTACCTGTTAGGGTGTTAGGAGTTGTGTAGCCTCCACCAGGTGTGATAACTGGGTTAGCAACTGTTGAATCAGCTGAGTAGCCAGAACCAGCACCACCAGGAACGTGGAGAACCTGGGTTGTTTCGATGAATACAACGTCGTACAAACGACCGATTTCACCGAGCATGAAGTTTCCTGGAGCAGCGTACTTGGTAACTTCGATGAACTCAGGGTTGTCGCGAAGTGTACGGCTCTGGTGTGGGTGAACGAAGCAGACGTAGGTCTCGCCCAACCGAGGGATGTTCTTGGTGCTCAAGGTCTCAACAACGTCCTTGACAACGTGTGGTGTCAAGTATGAAGAGCCTGTCATTGAAGCACGAGAAGTAGCGAATGTGCCGTAGCCGTACCAGTTGTTAACAGCTGATGAGACTGAAGAGCGGTCTTCGCCGTAAAGGGTAGAAGAAGCTGCGTACAAGGTATCGCGTGACAATTGGTCAAGGTAGATAGCCATGTTGCGGCCGAGAAGACGTGAAGCAGAAGCCATAACGTCATCGAATGAAGCGTTAAGCAAGAGCTCTGAAACTGCAAGAGCATAACCATGCTCAGTTACAGTGATTGAGAACTGCTGTGCGGTCAACGCGTTGGTCTGCATACGAACACCTTCGACGAGCGGTGAGGCAAAGCCGAGGTTGTTGTAACGCATGAAGTTGATTTGAAGACCAGGTGCAACACCGAGTTCGGTCTTCTTTACTGCAAATTGCTCAAAGCGAAGGATTGGCATAGCTTGGAACAAGATTTCCTTGGACCAAATCTGCTGAATCGCTTGGGTGAGCTGGGTGTTTGTACCCGAGTAAGCGGTAGGTGACGCGGCAAGATTGCCAGTACCTGTAATACCTGATGCCATTAGATATGACTCCTATTTAGATAGTTGGATGGAATTTAGGTTTAACCGAACAATCCCGACGATTTGCCTTGAGCCTTATCGCTCAGTAGGCGGCTTCTGTATTTTGCGTATTCGTTCATAGGCATGGCCGCGATTTCATCGGCCGTGAACTGACGTTGCTCCGAATTAGTTTCCAGTGGTCCAGCGGGTGGCAAGGTTGCCCTTGTCCCTGTCATGTCTCTGCGAGCTGCTGTCATAGCCTGCTGTGCAGATTCAAGAATTTTTGCGGAGCGCTCTTGCAAACCAGCAATGCTGGAGTCGAGCTCTTCGCGGGTATTTCCGCTAACTAGGTCTAACAGTTCTGGGATGATGTTGTCCCGTTCCTGGTCAAGTCGCTGTTGGCGGTAAGCTTGCAAATCAGCAAAAGCTTTTTCTTGTTCCAGAAGAGCGATGGCGCGTTCGCGTTCTTGACGCTCACGCTCCAACTGTTCTTTCCACTCTTGCTCTTTGAGCTTGAGTAGGTCTTTAGCGCTAAGTTCATCTTCTTGCTGCGCCTTAGTCTTAGCTAAGTTCTCAGCTTCTTGTTGAGCCTTGCGTGCGGCCTTCTCTTCTCGTTCCTTCTTGAGCTCTGAGACTTCCGCCTTTAAGCTTTCAAGTTCAGGATAGAGCTTGTTCTTTTCCTGTGCACGGACTTTGGCCAAGTCTTCTTCAGTGTAAAACTTATTTGACTTGGTAGTAGGTGCTTGCTCCGTAGTATTAACAGTAGGTGCGTCAACACCAGTTACGTTTACTACTGGAACGGTATTGGCTTCAGATGCAAACGCATCAGCCATTACTTCTGCTGTTTCTGACATAGTTATGTCCTTATCCTCTGGGTCGTTTTCCAAGTAGGCCTAAGCCTGTATCACATATGACCAAACGTTGTTTGTATGTTTAATTTTGCCCTACGTAGGAAGAAATACAGCCTAAACTGCTTTACTTCTCGTAGTCTTGCGGAACTCTCCGTTGAGGGATTTTGGTTCCGTAAGCTTCGGTAACTAGGCGGTTACGTACCGCGCTCTCGCCTAGAGCATTCAACTGAGCCGCTTCATCTGCTAGAGGTGTAGGACCAGCAGGTGGTACAGCTGGCTGACCCTCAGGGCCAGTAGGCAAAGGTTCTGCCGTACCACCCTCAGCGCCAGGCAACATACCTGTCAGTGATGCGATTTCGTTAGCAATCTCAGTCTGGAGAAGCTTCAAGGCGCCATCGGCCTTAGCGTCATCCATAAGCTCTTGACGGATTTCCGTGAGCTTCTCAGCAGGGAACTCTTCTCCCAAAAGGCGTAAGGCGCCTTCCTTGGACTCTAAGCCAAGAGACATCTTGGTTTGAATCTCGTTCAAGATAATCAACTTATCCAGTGGGAGGGGTGGTGGGAAGTGTACGTAAGAGCGGAAAGTAATAGGGTCATCAAAATCAAGCTGTGCAAGCTGACCTGGCTTTAAAGGGGTCGTGCTGGAGTTAGGGTCCCAAGTAAAGGCCTCTGGTTCCTTAACAGCAAGGTTAAGTAGAACTAGCTCATTGACACGCTCAAGGCCGTGCGCGTATTGAATAATCTTTTGGTGGTAACGAGCCATAAGTGGTTGGAACTGAATGCTCAAAGCAACGCCAGAAGTGTTGGAAATAGGTTGTGCTTGACCAAGGGCAGTCTCTGGAACACCTGTCATTTCGTGCATAGACTTCTTGAGCATTGCCATGAAGTCCATAGCACCTCTAAGGCCCTGTGCGCCGCCTTCAAGGTTTTCTACCTTCGCGTCCTTAGGTAGACCACCCCACACCTTGTTAGCGCCTTTTTCTAGCTGCGACGCCTTAGCACCGATAATAACTGTGACTGGCGCTGCATGGTAGTTGACGATGTCGGCAATATCCGTAGCCGTCTCATTGTACGTACGGTTAATAGAGATAATTTGGTCGCAATCCGAAAGGCCCCACGGAGAGCCAGAGATACGAATGTTAGGAATATGAATAACGGGAATAACTCCCAGCGGGTTCGGCCGTGAGTCGATGAGTTCGTCATTGATGTATTCCTCGATGGTGTCGTCTGTCAGGATTTCAGTATATGTAAAGACCTGACGAGTTCCTTCTAACGATGTGCCCCAGAAACGATACTTGAGCTTAAAGCGGATGAGGCGCTCGCGGTCATGTGGATGAAACTCAGGAAATGCAAAGGAAGCGTTGAGTGGAAGAATACGTACGCGGCCTGGGTGTGCGCGGCCTACAGTGTCTACATAGGCTTCTTCGTAAGCTACCTTGATAAAGCAGTCGCCAGATACGGCGCCTTGCTGGCCAAGCTCCCAAAGGACGGTAGCCTTGTTGTTATCTACTTCCCAGACGCGCTCAAGAAGGTCAGGGACGATAGCTTCTGTTTCCTTAGGCGAGCGGAAGTTAACGCCCTTGCCAAAGGTGAAGTTAATAATAAAGTCAGTAATAGCTCGGAAGTAGTTCATTACCATCTGAGCTTCGCCAGTCTGGCGGCGGTAAGAGTAGTGGTGGCCTAGGTACATTGCCCAGTTCAGCGAATAGCGGTTAAGGCGAGGGCCGTGTACTTCAAATTCTTCGTCCGCTAGTTCTACAAGTCCCAGCGGGGAAATCGAGATTGTTAGGTCAGAGGAGGCTGCCCGATAACTCGGTGGCGAGAAATCAATAGAGCTCACCGACACATCCTCTCAATAAATCTATTTGTCGACATAGTGTAACACAAAGCTAGTTATTATCTAAAACGCTCGCCGCGGATAAGGTTCTTGCCTACAGGCTTGGTAACCTTCTTCTTCTGGGCTTCCTCTATCTTCTTTTTCTTCTCAGCTACGTAGTCGCGCATCTTAGGGTCGACGTCTTTTTCAGATTGCACGAACTTGCCGCCTAACTGCGTATAACGGGCGTGAACCCAGTGTGCAGCGGCTGGTGAGGGGTAGACGCGGAACTTAGAGCGTGCCTGAGTCGTAAGCATGTTCCACAGCTTGGGATTTGCTGGTACTTGCTTTGGAGTTTCCTTAGCTTCTTGCCCTTGAATTAGTGCCATATCACCCTCGTAGACCTGTACCCCCGCAGGAGGTGGAATGAGCGGGGGTCAGGAGCTTGTTAGTAATTAGTCGTTTACTACTGCTGGGTTAAGGCGGTACTGGTGTGCACCATTACGCATAACCTCTTCGATGCGGTTATCGCCATGGTCAGCGAATGCACCATTTGAGAACTCCTGAAGTGTGTTAGGAGCTTCGACCCATGCAGCTGAACCGACGTGAGCACGCTCACGCATTGTCTCTTCTGGGTACTTCTCGAATACGTTAGCGTTGCGGTTTGGACGTCCAGCGGCTGCAATGTAGCCCTGGCCAGCGCCCTTTGAGAATTCGTTTGGAACGTCTGTATCAGTAGCAAGACCTTCTTCAAAGCGAAGTGGGCCACGTTGTCCTGGGAGAGCTGGCGACATCTTACGGTCGTAGACGATTGGCGCAGTCTCTGGGAACTTTGGGTCTGGTGCGATTGTCATATATGACTCCTTGAAATATGGGTTTGAGGACCTCAGTTAAAAGTGTGCTACAGAAAGGTCTTGGCGTAAGGCTAAACGCGCTTATCTTGAGAAGAAGAGGTTTGAGGTCACCTCTACGTTTGGCATAGCCAAGTCCATAGTTAGCGCAGTTGCAATAGCCAGCGAGTCCGCAAAGTCGTCGTGGGCATGGGCTTCATCTGGAGCAGCGGCTGAGAAGTTAGGTCCGTTGAACTTCACCTCTAGGTCAGTCATCTGCTGATAGAAACGCTTCCACGTACGCAGGCGGCGTGTTTTTGCATGGGCAGGCCAACCTACTAAGCGTCGGTCAATAAGCTGCTTGAGGTGCTTCCAACGCTTGGACTGCTCCTGCTGGGAGCTTCCAACAGAATGAACCTCGGCGCGGGGTAGCAGGATTTTAAGGCGCTGAGCAACAGCGTCGCCCACACCGTTTGCATCTACACCTACTGCTAGTACGTCGTAGTTGCTGAGGAAGTTAACAATCTGGAAGTACTGGTCTTCCCAGTCATCGCCTTGGATTTCCAACCAGTTAAGAATACGGTGGTCATATAAGCCGAACTCATCAGGCCTATCCCAGTCAACCCAAACAACGGTGACTACCGTGCTGTCCATCTTGCGGGCTGGGTCAACACCCACAACCACGGGCGAGCGGTGCCACGCCTTAACAATCTCTTGTGAGGTATCCCCTAGCTCATCCATAATGGTTGAGGTAACGAACATACCTCTTTCCAACAGCCACTTGCCGCAGTACGACATTTGGAACTCATCAGAGTCTTCACCGATACGTAGCATCTCGCGCTTAATGAACTTAGCGTAGTTAGGGTTGCACTTGGCAACATCACGCCAATCCCACTCAAAGTGATTCTGGCGAGAAGAGCGAGCAGTCTGGCGTCTCTTATTCAGCTGGATTGAACGGTAAAAATTATTTTTGCTAGTAGTCGGCGTGCCAGTCTTGACCATTGTTCCAGAATAATAAGCAAGCATAGGACTAATGGATTTGCTAACCACAAAATCATCCGCTTCTTGGCACTCATCAATAACAATAAGATGGAAAGACTTAGATTCAATCTTGGCCCTCGGGTTTGCTGTCATCATGGTGAGCGTAGAGCCAGACTTCTTGAGCTTAATCTGACGTGTGACACCCGCCACTTTACTAATGGAGTCATCAATCTCTGCATCGGCAAGGATTTCGTTAGCCGTCTCAGATGTGAGGCGGTTCACAGCTCTGCCGAACAGGGTTTCTACCTGTCCTTCGACAGGGGCAAACATACCAATCCAGATGCCGTCTTTGTACTTTCCCAGTAGGTCAGGAAATAGTTGGGCTAGGCGTGGTAGGAGAATCATAAGGGTAACAACCGTGTTAGCGATAGTCTCAGACTTACCCGACTGACGGGCTGCTAGGGCTGTGATTTCTTCGCCGTCATTAATAATAACCGACTCAATAATACGTCGGGCCAGCGGTACTTGATAGGGGTGAAGGTCGTGCCCAACAAACTGGGCCATAAACTTCATGATGCGGTCAATGAGGGTCTTGACGAATTCTTTAGAGAGCTCGTCTAGCTCTTCTTCTTCGTCCTGCTCTTCAACGGCGAGGTCGTCCTCATCCTCGAGGAACTCCTCTTCGTCAATAAATTCTTGTTCGCTCATGTTGTCCGATTCAGTAGCTGATTAAAGAAAGTCTAGAGCAAACAAAGAAGCCTGGGCTGTTAAACCCAGGCTCTAAGTACCTGATGGGAGAGATGGAAACGAGGTGCTATAAGTATAGAGCAAATGTCGACAAATTGCTAATCGGGTAGTTAGTATCCGTTGCGTTGTGCGATAGCTTCGATGACTGCGTGAACGGCCTCTGCGCCAGTGCGTGCCTCTAGAAGAAGTTCAGGGCTACCCGTGCGCTCGTATGCGATAAGGGTACGGCCTAGTTCGTTGATTGCCTGCTCTCCCCAGCGGGTAAGTTCGGCTGTAGGGATGCGTTGTACACGCTTGGCAATCCTAGGGCTAAAGGGTTTATCCCAATGCTTGTTGCGCTTAAAGTTCATTAATGACCCAATCGCCTGAATACTCTGCTTGAGGGGATTCCCACTCCTCAATCTCGGAGAGTTCAACTTGGTGTATATGGGACTTGATGGCATTCGTTAGTGCTTCCTCTTCAGGCAGGGCTTCAGTAAACCAGCCAATCGCATATCCTGGACGGGTAAATGGTACACGAAAAACTAGGCAGGTTCCCTTGCGGTAGGGCTCTTCAATTTCTTGGCTCCAGCCTTTTTCTACAAAGGGCCAGAAACGGCGATGGCCGTACTTAACTGTTGTTACGTATAGTGGTCCGATTAATGAGTGCATCTGTTAGTACACGCCTCCCTGGCCTCTAAGTCGGTAGCGTACGCCCTTACCGCCCAGCTTGGTGCTCTGCTTACCCTTCAGCGCTTGCTGTTGGCGACGGCTTCGCTCTAGGTTTGCAGTTAGAGCGGCACGGCGACGAGGAGACATAGTGCTCAGGTCTACAGGGCCCATGTCATAGATGCCTGCGTCAAATCCGTTTTCATGAAGGAACTTGCCCTTGGATGTTGCGCTTTTAAAACCGTTCCACGTCTCTGGGTCTACCCCAGCGTAGTACCAATAGGTAGTGTCATTAAAAACCACGTACATGGTTTGCTCTTTGGAGTCGTATGCAGCGCGAAGTGTGCGTGGACGAGCAGGATTAGTTGTTGAGGTTTGGATAAAGTGAAGGTCGCTTGGGAGCTCTTGCCCTACTTGGGATTCTGTTTGCTCAACCGTATCAATGGCCTCGAATTCGCGGTCAATGGCGCTTTCAACACCCATGCCCCGTTGCAGGGCGGCAGCTTCATCGTTACTAATAAAGTCAGCCATTATTCCTCGCAAACGTGGTTTTCGGTCTCAGTCTCCAGTACTCGCTCGTAGCAGGTTCCACAGCGAAGCCACTTAGGTGGCTTGAAGTTATTCTGAGCAGTTGCTCCAGCTTCAAACTCTAAACCATCAGGGTTGAGGGCTGGTGCGTAATTGTCTACAATTTCAGGTTCATCAAATAGCTCGGGTGGAAAAGGTCCACGTGGCGAGACGATGCGGTTAGGTATCGGGTGTACCTGTACGGCGTTATGCCGTGTAAGGCGCATTACTCAGCCTTAGGTTCTGAAGCCTTTGGTTTTGCTGGTGCAGCTTTTTCTGGAAGGCGAAGTTGCCCTGCATCGGCTCGCTTCTGCAAGTGCTTAGGAAGACAGATGGCGCAATAGTAGACAGGGTTGGCGCCTGGGTTATTGAGGTAGTAGACAGCTTCACGGCTGCAGTTAGCACACTTCATTTAGTACTCCTTGGTTTGAATGTTCAGTATAGCAAAAAAGGGGGCCGAAGCCCCCTTCTTCACTTAATGACTTACTTAGCTGCGTCTACAGCTGCCTTAGCAACAGCCTTCTGAGCGTCCGCTACTGCTGCGGTAGCAACAGAGGTCAACGCTGAGGTTGTTACTGAATCAAGATGCTCCTGCTTAGCGAGGTCTGTTACAACACCCTTAGGGTTGAACTTAGCCAACAATGGACCAACAACGCCAACTACTGCCGCCCAAAGGACGTGCTTGATGTGGTGGTTGCCTGTCTGCCAGATTGCTACAGCTGATGCTGCGGTTGCGTAAACATAGTGCTCAACAAGAGCCTTTTCTGAACGTGTGATTTTCATGTCTTACTGCTCGCTTTCGATGTTGTTAGCGTACGGGGTCACAATATGTGACTCTGACTCTACGTCGGGTCGTGACGTAGGGTTATGCGGTACGGCTCCCCCTGTTAGGGCAGCTAATGCTACCTCTGTTAGATGGCTGGGGTCAACTGAGAAATTGCTAGCTTTCCATGCGGCGAGTCCCGCTACGCCAGCTAGACCTACGGCCTTAGGGTCGCTTACGGGGAACTTGAATGGCACTGTGCACCTCTTTGATTAGATGAAGGGCCTCTTCGACACGCTTGTGGGTTTGCCCATCAAGGTTGAGGTCCTTTTCAATTATAGCCCTGTCTTCGTCGCCTGAACGGTTAGTAGCGTTCAATAACAAGCCAGATAGGAGGATAGACTCCAATGAGACGATAAGGGTAAGAAGGTTAAATGGATACGGGTCAAAAACGGCAAAGGTCATCCACGCAGTCCAAAAGACCATGTGGAAGATAAGGAACCACGGTGAGCCAAAAGCTGTTGCGGCCCAGTCCGACATTCTTTGAAAATACTTCATTAAGCTCCTGCTTCCTTAATCATTGAGGCATAGGTAGCGGCGTCTAATCCCTTAGAGGATTTGAGCGCTGGGAATTTTTTCTGGTAAACGGGTACCAACGCCAAGTCCTCTGTAGTTAGTGTCCCTTTGACTAGATTGCTTGGGAGCAGCCCAGCCTTTTCTAAAGCTGTCTCTACTATCAACGCCGCCTGAGTCTTGAGCCCAGCCTTAAACGCTGAGGTGCCAGGGAACGGCGGTGCAACTAATACTGTGGTTGTTTTAACTGTAGTCGCTGTAGTGGTGTGAGTTGCAATCGCCGCTCCCCCACCGCCAAGAGCTGTTACGGCGGCTACACCAGTCGCTAATGGCTTGCTGTTAGCGGTCTTGGAGATAGCGGGTTTTGAGCCCTCTTCGTACGCTGGGCGAACAATTGCAAGGACAAAAAGGTATGGGCGATGGCGTAGATAAACACCATGACCATCAGCCTGTGGAGAGTTAGCTGTGTAGTGGTCAGGAGTGGTGTTGCCACCAATTGTTGTGATGCCATCTTTAGAGGCGGCTACTACTAGCTCAACATGGTCAGGAATAGAGTTTCCAGAAAAGCTGTAAAAGACTATATCTCCAGGAAGTGCGGAGTACTTATCCACAACCTGCTTGTTCTTCTGGAACCAGGTCAGCCCAGCTGGGCAGTAAGAGAAGCCTTTAGGTGTTTGAGCAGCTACAAGATGAGAAGCGTTAGCCTGTGCAAAGCACCATGAGATGAACATGGCACACCACGGCTCGTTAGAAATGCCGTACCAGTCGCCGTAAGGGTTCTTGTCGGTAGCTCCGCCATAGAAGTTAACTTGCTTCTGTGCAATGTTGATGATGTCTACGCCAGCTGTCATTTGTCTAGCTCCTTATTCGTTACTACTTCAGCAGCAGCCGCTGTTCCTACCTTTCTGTAACGAAAGGTTTCCCACAGGGGCGCTGGGATTTCATGGATGCCGTAGCGTGTACGGTGATGTGCTTCGCAGAGCACTTCTAGGTTTCCTGGGCTTTCAATCCAAGCTTGGAACTCATCGTCGTTAGCAAAGTGAACGCCAAAGGCCTCTTCCACTCTTGCTGGGTCCATGTTGTTTACCTGAGAAAACTCAATGTGGCTGTGGTGAAGCTCTGGGCCTCCTGAGCAGAAGTCGTCGTTGATGATGCACTTCCACAGACCAGCCGCCTTGATGCGAGCCTTTGCCTGATTGAATAGGTGGTAGTGAGGGTCAGATTCCCGTGGCTCGTGGGCAGGTACGGAGACAGCGAGGTGAAGGTTCAGTGCATTCTTGTGAGCGTCGGTCACTGGTAGATTAACCTTTCCGCTAAGTCTCCTGGGGTTACAAGATTGTCTGGCTTGTTTACCAATCCAATACCTGCCCTGTCGTAGGTGAGGGCAACTAGCTCTGAGCATATGACCCCATAACGCATAGCGGCACGCTCCATCAAGGATGTGTTCGCCAATACCTTGAGCCCCAAGATACGAAGAGCTAGGACAAAGATGTCAAAAAAGCCGTAGGGACGACCAACAAGATTGACCGCAGCCTCTACGATGGTTTCACGCTGCTTGGTGGTCAGCTTTTCGTGCTGGTTCCATGCAATCAGCGGGTACTTAGAGACTGGACTGATAGCTACTCCAGTAGGGTTGGCTTCTACAATCAGGTGCTCATCGATGCAGATGAAGGCGTGGTTCCAGCGGCTCATCGTGCCTAAGCGGATGAGCTTGCCAAAGAAGCCTGTAGTCTTGACGACGCCGTAATCGCCTGGGCGTGGAGTGTATGTCATTTGTTCTCTTCTACGTATTGGTCAAAGCGACCTTCTAGACGAGCGTAGTCAACTTTGATATCCGTGATGTCTTGGCGCAAGTCATCTTGCGTAGCATCTAACTTCTGAAGGATAGGAAGGACTTGCAGCTTAACGATGTCACTCAATGAGCTGCCGTGATTAGGACGAAGCTCTGCTAAGTAATGTTTGATGACCCAGCGACCAGAACCAATAAGTGCGCCAAGTACTACGACGCCAGATGCCGATGCTGCAAGAAGATTAGATGTAGACATTGATGACCTATCTGGGATTGTGGATATCGCTGTGGATAACTACTAATTGTCCAAATATAAGAGCCCAGAAGGTGCAATACATGTAATTTTTACACATATTGGTGTACTTTTCTCTGTAAACACCGCTGTTGAACTTGACACGCTCTGTAACTCTAGTGTTCCATAGAGTATGAGGGAGTCAGCAATGACTCTCTTTCGTGTTCTACTGAGAGGAGCAGAAATGCTTAATATCAGAATTAACCTAACGGTAAATGTTCGTAAGTTGACCGCAGTACTAGGAGCTATGTGTTTCGTATGGAGTCAACTGTTGACCCCAGCACATGCTCTGCCTGTACTTGCACCTCAAGAGAGGGCTGTAACAGTCGCTCTTCAGTACTTGAATGTATCTACGACCAAGTCCGCAGCGCAGAAAGCGCTCGCTAGCCCCTACGTCAAGTACTTTGACCCCGAGACCATTGCATTCCTCACGGAGTACGCCAATGGCCAATCGATGAAGGAGTGGAAGTGCCTCGACCAGCTATGGTCCGCGGAGAGCCACTTCAACCCTAAGGCCCTGAACATGAGCTCCAAGGCTTTTGGCCTAGCTCAGTTCCTGCCTACTACATGGACCAATTACAAAATCAAGAAGACCAGTGTGGCTGTAGTCCAAGTTCAATATGGTCTTCACTACATCAAGGTTCGTTACGGTACAGCTTGTAATGCCTGGGCTTTTCATCAAAAGAATGGATGGTATTGACCTAGAAAGCAAAAAGCCCCAGCCGATTGGCTGGGGCTTTTTTGTTCTCTGATTAGAGAGTATAGGTATAGGTACCAGCTGCAACTCCTGGGTTTTCACCAGTAGGCAACTTGTAAACAACCAAGTTAACTGCAGTTCCCAAGGTCTGGCTTCCTGTTACAGACTGGCTGTAAACAGTTCCAACGTTGAGTGCTGTTGCACCTGAGGTTGTGTAGGTAACAGTTCCTACGTTCAATGAAGCTACGCCAATCTGACGGATAGCTTCCTTGATGGTCAAGCCAGTAACAGTTGGAGTAGAAGTTGTTGAAGCAGATGCTGCAACAGTCACTACTGCAAGGCCACGAATAGCGCCTGAGACGGTGCTGCTAAGAGAAGCAGCGGTGCCATCTACAGTAGAGTTGGTTACTGTGAACTGTGTTGGGGTCGCAGATGCAATCGTAACAGAGCTGAGGTTGTACGCTGATGCCGTTGTGTAGGTAGGGGCGTAGATAGCGGTTGCGATTGGCTGGTTTGAGCCAGCAAGTACGTAGTTGTACAGACCTGAGATTGATACAGTCTGGCCAGTAGAGAAGTTGTTATGTGCTGTGTAGGTTACGGTTGTGCCGTCTCCTGAAGCAGCGGTAACTACAGCTGACAAGGTGTAGGCAGGGTTGAAGCCTGTGGTCTTGTTTGCCGCGTTTAGAGGGAATGCCTCGTATCCGTTAAGGATATTTACGGTGTTGTCATTAGGGACAGTGTAGGAACCAGCCTGGCCAACAGTGACTGTTGGTTGGGTTTCGGTGAGGACGTTTGACGTAAAGTCAGTGGTTGTTCCCCAACCGTAGTCTGCGCCAATACCGTCAAGAAGCTCAGCGTAAGCCTCGGCAAGACCTGAAGCGCCTGAAACAGCGCGGTCAGTTGTTGCGTTGGTGATGGTGAATGCTGAGGTGGTTGCAGATGCAACAGCGCCTGTGAGGTTGAAAGCAGATGCGTAAGCACCAGTAGCTGTTGAGGTAGAGCCTGTAGCAGCTGATGTTACGGTGAAGTTTGTGTTAGTTACAACAGCCAAGATGGTCTTGGTGCCGTTAAATCCTGCAGCTGAAGCGCCTGAGATAACGATGGTCTGTCCTGCTGAAAGACCAACTGTTGAAGATGTTGCGTAAGTCACAACACCAGCAGATGCAGTAATGCCTGTGATAGCAACTGAGCCTAGGAGACCAGAAACGGTTACGCTCTGACCAGCAACGAACTCGTTAGCTGCGGTGTAAGTGATTGTGCCAGCTGAAGCTGAAGCAGCGGTTACTGTTGCAGAGATAAGGTCTCCACCAAAAGTACCTGAGGTTCCGCCTGTGGCGTTGTATGAAATTGATGAACCTGAACGGTCATCGTTTGTCTGTGGAGGCAAGTTGCCCCAGACGAAGTCTACAGCAACGTTGCCCGAAGGAGCTTGCTTGTAGCCAGAGTCTCTTACTGTCATTGTTTTCCTCTCGCGAAGGGATTGAAGGGGGGTAGACGAAGCCCCCTAGGGAGCGAGACGAAGTAGTAGACCTATTGAGTCAATTCTAAGGCCCTAGGTGTTCCCTAGAGCCTCAAAGTCGTCGCGGTAGTTAGGCGTTTTCCCCAGATTGAGCGCGAGCAAATGCGTCCCAGTACATGTTGTAGTACTTAGCGTTCAAGTCAAATCGCTTGACGTGGGTAGCAATTGCGCCAGTATGAGCGTAGACAGGAATGCCTGCGGCCTTGACCTTGCGGAAGAAGACTATGTCCTCGCTCACGTACTCATCGCCCTTGCCCTCTTTCTCGCCAAAGAAGGAGTCATTAGGGAACTTGTCACGAAGCTTCTCGACTACTGAACGGTGCATAAGTACAAGCCCCATGCCAGCGCTGTCAATCTCAATAAGCTCGTTATTAGGTAGCGGGTGGACGTGCTGCATCTGATACTCAGAGCGGTCGTGGAAAAGGGCTGGAAGGGGGTAATCCAGCGTTCCCTCAGTCTGCTTGGAGATGAAGTAGACTCCAGAGACAATAGGCCGTATAACGGGGTTTGCGGCTTCCCAGAGGGTCTTGAGGATTTCGGCGGTTAGGCAGATATCGCTATCCACCCAGAGGAGCCAATCGCTCGTATT